GAAATACTCCCGCTGAATCATCCCTCCGGGTGTCGAATACCAAACGACACTCGGGGGAAAAACCGAAGGCGAAACACAAAACGCCTGCGGTTGGGCCGCCCGATCTTACCCCAGAAGGTAGATACACATTTCGGATAGGCTCTGAGGATAAGAAGAAAAAGAAACCGAAACCAACTAATGTTGCACAGAGCAACAAGAAACTTCGACTTGATCCTCAAGCGCGTAAGACTATGAAAGACAATCGTAGCATAAAAATAGAGTTAAATATCTTACGCATACGCCGCCTTGAAGAGAGCATTAAACATTCACCATCTGGGTCATCTATAAGAAGATTGGCCAGATATAAGGAGTGGTTTGCTTTTAACCCCAGCGGTGCCATGGACGGTGTGCACTCGCCTAAGTACACCAGTTTTACACCTAAAAAAGAGGCTATTGAACAAAAGTACATGTTACTCACTGATCGTTACGACGGTTCAGGTGATAATGAAACTATCAATAGAATCCATAAGGGTGAGGCACTTAACACATACTACGATGTTAAGAATAGGGTATATGTAAATCTCCAAAAGAGTCGTGCCCTTGGGCACACAGTTTATTCGCCGGATGGACATGTGTGGAAGACCTTAAAAATGTGGACAAGAAATCCACCCTCTGGCAGAGTAAGAGGTCTTGACGGCAGTAGAACCTCGTTCGTCAGGGCTATAAGCAACGTCTCTCACACCCGCATGGCAAATTCATGGAGAAGCAAGGAGCACAGATGGAAATCCGAATCTGACCTAATCAAACTGGATGAAGTAGCTGTTTCCAAGCAGTACACTCACTTGATGTCATATGACGACTTCTGGCAATTAGAACCTCATGACCGAAAAACGGAGCGTTTATCAGTCATCTCCACAGGAATGCCTGGACGACACCTGTTCGCAAAAACTTACTTTCAACCAATGTTAGACTCCTATTGTAGGGATAACATTCGTAATCAAGTATTGTACGTGTCAACAAACAGTGATTTACCGACGATACCCGTTAGTAGGAGAGCAGACTTCCAGACTATTGTTGGATATACCAATGTGGTAATCCTTCCGTGCCCTGAACTAATGCCCGCAGCGTTTAGACGCGCACACTCTCGGCAAGAGATTCGCTTCTTCATAGATGGAGATTCCCTTCCCCGCCTCATATTCCCAGCTGAAACACAATTTCCGCCCAGCAAATTAAGAAAATACTTTGAAGCAACTGGCATACTAGCCTTTGTTAATGGTGGACTCAGCTTGGATGTGGCATGGCAATCTGGACCTAAATGGTTCCAATGGGGTGGTTCCCTCAACAAGGCATACTCGAATGCAAACATTTGTAAGACTGAAGCATCGTGTACACTTCCAGAAAGATTGGCCATAGAGCTAGACAATCGAGCCGATGATTATTATTCCGGTTTGGTTAGAGCACTTACAGACAATCAATCTGATATGTTTTGGGACAACAACACATGTCTGCTCGATGATGAGTATAAGCCCACACTAGCACAACTTTGGGAGAAAAACGATCGCCCGGTGTTTACATACAATGACAGAGAAGTGTACTTTTCGCAAGGGTGGCATAACAAGGCCCTCACAGTACCTAGTGAAGAGTTTCGCAGTTTATCAGAAAGTGATGAGATCCAATTGGATGAATTGGCCATTGATCGTCAATACACCCATATGGAAGGAATTTCCCATGATGATCTGATGGTAATACATAAGGACTGGATAGAAGCCGGGGTACCAGTGTTCTTCATTAGGGATTTACATGACGTGAATCCAGGCCTGGACTCCTATGAGGCAGTCGAAGCATTCGAATGCCACAAAGAGGGTCCACGCGGTGACGAGTATATTGCCATGTACCAGGCTAAGAAGAAAGACACGTCCATGTCTACTTCCAGCTCAACGATCACTAGCAGTGAAATGGACGAATTGGAGACCCTAGGATTAATATCCTCTCCAGTCGCAGTAACAATGGGCCACTGCAAATGGTGCAAACAACTAATGACTCGTTCAGATTGTGCCAAACACTTCAAATCGGCAGAGTGCCCACGTAGAAGGCCGCAAGCAAAGAAACCCGCGTGGAAAACGGGTCTTCCAGCCACACCCTACGACCCGAGCAGTACAAAAGGATCAGGAGGGACACCACCTCCGCCTGCAGGTCCCACAGGGCCTACGCCACCCACGCCACCCGATGGATCATCTGCACCGCCTTCTCCACCGACGGGCCCGTCACCCAGCGCGACTACAACCACAACCCAACGACCAGCTGGACCTGAAAAAGCTGAGCTAGATGACTACGGCACATTACTGGATAAGGTGTATAAAACGAAATTACCAAAGGAAATTGAGGATGCCAACACCATCACGGTGGCATGGACCACAAGAACTGAAGCAACACGGATGGCATGGGATGCCAGCGTAAATACGGCATTAACAGAATTATCGGATGCTGCTTCTGAACAGTGCATGCATTTCCTAGATTATTTTTACACAACCAAAAAATTAGTCGAAAGAATATTGGAGCCTGTAACGAGCGTGTTACTACCTACCCCTGCCGAGCGCACCAATGCCATCACCACGGTGTGTATGCAAAACACACCAGACCATACCCCCAGCATAGATGCGATGGAATCGTTGTATCGTGTAGATGAAAACATTCTCTGTTACGGTCTCAAGGCCGCAATGTACCCTAAGAGCATGGCCAACCAAGAATCGTCTATAATGGCACTTCACAAATTGGTTAACAATAACATACCAGTCCTTGATATCACTGGCGAAGAATACAAAGAACTACCTAGTCCTAACGACTCTGTCGGGACATTAATAGAAAAAACCACAGTTTTAACTCTTCGCGCTTTGAAAGGGTTCGCAACGTATGCACTCCATCGTGGTCTGGTGGAACTACAAATCCGTCAACAATTGTTCCTTAGGATGTGGCAAAGATTTGACACAGTCTCATATATCTACTGCATCTGGAAATTAGCCATGAACCGCCCAACCATATCGATCCATCGTGGTCTCGCATCATTCTTGAACCCAAGAAGGTGGTGGGACGCGTATTGGGATTCGGTAGATACTGTAGGAGGCAGACTTGTCCTTACTAGCTTACAATCCGAAAAATACACTAGTGATGACAGAGGATTTGGCGCCCGTAGTTACGCCACCCCATTGGAGGATGTGCTAATAACAGGAAATTACCAGTTCAGATTCATTGTGGTTCGCGAGGGCCGCATGGGAATGGCTGACCAGGCTTTCGAAACGATGAGCGACAATGCCCCCCCAGAACTTACCCATTTGCATGGTTTAGCACCAGCAGACAAGAAAGGGTACGTCCGTATGAGGAGAGTAACCATCTCATATTCAGTGATCCAACAGCAATCAGATTACCGCACACATTGTAGTGATCTAGAAAAAGGTCAATTGAAGAAGGCTATTGTCAACAATGTCATGGGAGTTAGAGCGGTCAACTTGGCAGTAGGAGAAACCTTTGCCGGAAAGAAGACGATAATGGACACCATCATATTCGCTGCGATGTTAATCCAGCGTACCCCGTGGACAAATGTCTGCGGTGATGATGGGGTTACTTTAAAATTCTAGCCGATCCGCCAGACAGGGTATTGTACGGCTACCTCATGAAGGAGGTAAAAGAAGAGATGCACCCAGACAAACAAAAAATTAATCCAGTGAAGAAAAGCTTAAAAATAAAGAAAGTTAAACCGAATTATAAGAATTACACTAGGGTGCCAATGTCAGCACAACTACCCATATGTCAAAACGTGGCTCAACCAATGGCGGATCGGTCACACCCCGAAAACGTTGTAACAGGCGTTTTAAAAAGAGCAGGTACCAAACCACCCGGAATGAAACCGGAAATAAAAATTCTATTCAAAAACTTCGTACGTCGATGGTGCGAAGAAAACATGCGAAAGATAGAAATGTCTGACGCAGACTTCTATGATTGGCTCGAAAAAACAAATTATTCGCGAGCAAGAAAAGAGGAGTTAAAGAAGACGTGGGAGGACGCTCCCTACGCAGACCCTAAGCTGTGGCCACAAGGCGTCAAAGTGAAGAGTTTTATCAAAGCTGAGTTCTATGAGATATATAAGTATCCTCGTGGAATAAATGCCAGGGATGATTGGTTTAAAACATATTGCGGACCGGTGTTTGATGCAATATTCAAACAAATGTTTCATGAACACGATGAGTTTATTAAAACCATCCCAGTACTGGAACGACCGGAAGCATTAGAAAGAATGTACCAAAGTAACCAAACCCCATTTAATGACGATGCAGAATCCTATGAAGCGCG